AATTTAAAGATTTAACAATTAAAATTCAAATAAATGGAAGTAAAAGGAATATTAAAAAGCATTTTGGAAACCCAAGTAATATCCGAAAAGTTCAAGAAGCGATCAGTAATATTGCAAACTAATGAAAAATACCCACAATTATTAGAAATTAATTTTGTTCAAGATAAAGTTGATTTATTAAACAGTTATCAAATTGACCAGCACGTAACAATAGGAATTAATTTAAGGGGTAATGTGTGGAAAAAGTCTGAAACAGACACAAGGTATTTTACAGAAATAAATGGTTGGAGGATTGATGATGGTGCTGAAGAAATAACAAACGGAGTACAAAACGAAGCAAGGCAAAACCCTGCAGAAGATTTACCGTTTTAATTAATGTTAAAGACTTTAAAAAAAGGTGAACCATTCCCTAAGGATTGGTGTAATTATAAAGTGAATCCAATTTTAGGGTACGAATATAAATCATTACCAAAAAACAAATGGCATGCTAGCGCAGACAGATAAAATAAAACAAAAAATATTAGATGTTAAGCATGGCAGAATAAAGCAAGGTTTAAAAATAGGCATTGATGATGTGGATGAATTCCTGCGTTATAAACAAGGTAATTTGGTGCTTGCGATTGGCCATGCGAACGTTGGAAAGACTACAGTTATTTTATACCTGATGGTAATTTGGGCTATTAAACACAATTTAAGGTTTTTAATTTGGTCAAGTGAAAATACCCCCCAAAGTATAGTTCGTAAAATTATTGAATTTAAAATGGGCGAGCCAATTGAAACAGCATCTGAAAAAAAAATAGACAAAGCTCTTGAATGGTGCGATTTATATTTTAAAATAATAGACGTAGAAGAGTTATATAATTATCAAGATTTATTAAAAGAAGCAAAATCAATTCATAAGGCTTGGGATTATCATGGTTTATTAGTTGACCCCTATAATAGTCTAAGTAAAGACAAAATTCTTATGAAGTCCTTAGGGAACGCTCACGAGTACGATTATCAAGTTAGTAGTGAGTTTAGGCTATTTGCTAAAAAAAGCAATATAACGGTCTTTATTAATGCTCACGGAGTTACTGAGGCTTTACGTAGGACACACCCTATTGGACACGATTATCAATTATTGCCGATGCCTTTAGGTTTAGCAAATGTTGAAGGGGGTGGAAAGTGGGGAAACCGTGCTGATGACGTACTTTGTATTCATAGATACGTTAGCCATAGTACGGAATGGATGTATAGCCATATAAGTATTCTGAAAGTAAAAGAAAACGAGACAGGAGGCCGCCCAACCAGTTATGATAATCCAATTAAAATAAAAATGGCAAAAAACAATGTAGGGTTTGAACACATGAACCAAAATATTTTACATAAAACACCAACACAAAAACCTAAATTTTGATTTATATAATTATACTTTTAATTTTATTTGTTTTTACTATAATTTACGGTATATATAAAAAAGCTGAAATTCAATTTAGCCCAGTCCTAGGCTTTATGTTTGGTGCTTTAATTAGTTATGATGATTTATATGGTGATACTGAATATACTATTCAGGTCTGTTTTGGATTTATAAGTTTAACAATTATATGGACACAGGATACAAATGGATAGCTTTAATTGCTAAAAATCATAGTGAATGGGTTAGGGTTGTAAATTCTTTAGGGGAATATGATTTTGCCGAAGACATAGTACAAGAATCATATCTTGCATTGATTAAATACGCAACACCCGACAAGGTTATTAAAAATGGTATAGTCAACAAAGGTTACATGTATTTTACTTTACGGTCTTTAACTTTTCAATTTTATAATAAACGCAAAAAAATTAATAAAGTAAGGATTGATTTTGAAAGGTTTGAAATTGCTGACCTAAATACTATTGAAGAAAAAGAAGCTTTTGAAAAAATATATAGCTTAATTGAAGATGAAACGGACAAATGGCATTGGTACGATAAAAAGCTTTTTGATATTTATAAAAATACTGATTTAAGTATTAGAAAAATAGCTGAAGAAACTCATATAAGTTGGACAAGTATATTTAATACTTTAAAAAATTGTAAACAAAAAATAAAAGACAAACATAAAGAAGATTACGAAGATTATAAAAACGAAGATTATGACAAAATTAGATAAAAGAACAAGGGAATATAAAGAATGGAAAGCAAATTTTAAAAAAGAAAGTAAAGGTTTAGGCGATGATGTAGAAAAAGTATTAAAAAAAACAGGTATAGCTAAAATAGCTAAATGGGCTTTAGGCGAAGACTGCGGTTGTGATAAACGTAAAGCAAAGCTAAATAAATTATACCCAACCCATAAGCCTGAATGTTTAACTGAAAAAGAATTTATATATTTAAAAAGCATTATTGGAAAAGTAAACCAAATAAAAGTTAATGATCAAAAAAAGATGGTAACTATATATAACAGGGTATTTAAAGACAGGGCCTCATTTACAAATTGTGGAAGTTGCTTTTTAAATGGGGTATATAAAAAATTAGAAACAATAATAAAACAATATTAAAAACAATGAATGATAAAATAGAACTACAAAAAGAAATAGAATACTATAACAATTTTGAAATAGTAGGTAAAACAATTATTAAATGGAAAAAAGCAAAACCAGACAATAAAGATGTAATAGCTATTTATGACGCTTGGACACAAGTGGGGTTTTATGTACATGAACTTATTGAAAATCAAGGGTACTTTAATAATTCAATGGAAGGCTACAGGTTTGATAAAAACAGGGCCGTATTAAGGGCTAGGAAAGCAGAAGAAAAATTAGAAAAATTAGAAAAATGAGTTTACGAGACGACAACAAAGTTGATTATAACTACTATGAATATTTAAACGAATTAGATTGGGTGTCACATAACACGTCACAAAAAATGCCATTAAAACAAGATGACAAATTAATAGCCTTAACAAAAGTAGTTGAAGATTTACAGAATAGAATAGAAATTCTAGAAGCAATAGAAGAAAAATACTGGGAACATAAGTTAAATAGTTAATAATTTTTTGTAACTTAGTATAAACAATAAAAACAATAATATGAATTTTACTAAAATAATTACAGGTCTTACTGTAAAACAATTATTAAGAGATTTGTTAGATCAAAAATTACCTAATGAATATAGAAACGAATGTAGAAACGAATATTTTAAACGTTCTAATTTATGATAACATTATTAAACGGAGATACATGGGGGCGAGAAGAAATAATAGCACAAATGTATGAAGACAAATTTTATTATGGACATTTAGGAAAACATTGTCTAAGTTCTAGTAGTTTAAAAACCGTATTAAAAAGCCCTAAAACTTACAGAAATACACTAGGATTAAATATTGATAGCCCAGCTTTAAGAATTGGTAGCTTACTACATTGGATGATACTTGAGCCTAATAAGTTAGATAGTAAAGTATTTGTAGATGTAACCACAAGAACAACAAAAGCATACAAAGAAGCATTGGCCCAGCATGGTGAAGTATATTTACAAAGTGAAAGAAATGCGGCTGAAAGGCTTGCCGATGCTTTACTAAGAAATGAAGAAGCTTTAAAACTTTTAAACAAAGCAGAGTTTGAAATCCCTGAAATAGCAATGATGGAGGGGTTACCGTTTAGGGGGAAGGTTGATATTTTACAAGAAGATTGTATAATAGATTTAAAAACAACCCAAGATTTAAATGGATTTAAATGGTCAGCTGATAAATACTGTTATGATATGCAGGCTTGGATGTATTGCAAAATGTTTAATAAAAAAAAATTTACTTTTTTAGTAATAGATAAGGGTAGCTGTGACATTGGTGTATTTGAAACCAGTGATGAATTTTTAAGTAAAGGAAAACAAAAGTTTAATCAAGCTGTAAGCAATTACAAATACTTCTTTGAAGAAAACCACGATTTGGATCAGTATGTGTTAAGGGGTATACTATGACATTATCTTTATTTGATTTTGATTATGGTATAAGTAATGAACCTATAGAGGAAATTGAAATTACTACTACTATGCTTTATTTTAGTAAACAAGAATTAAAAGAATTTAAATTACTTTGTAAAACTGGTATTAAAAAAGAATACAATCAAGATTTTCAACAAAAGGGAAATTTAAGTGATTTTTTATTAAAAGTATTAAGTGAAAAATATGGTCAAGATATATAAATTAAAAAGAGTATTAGATTTTAAACAGGCCAGCAGGTTAAAGACAACCTATTTAAATGACAATAGCTATAATTTATTAATACAATCAGATTCTGATGGCTATGATTATAATACTAATCAACTATTATTTAAGTTTAGAAAAAAAGTCATACCCTTTGATATATTAAAACAAGGGGCTGACGCTTTTGAACCCAGTATAGAAGTAACAGAAAGCAGGGGGGCGGCCTCAGGAAGTAGTCACAAACGCATAAGGAAAGATGGAAGTATAAGTAATATAACTGTAGGAAACAAAGTAGAGTCCGGAAGCGTAGGTTATATGGATAAAAATGCTATGGTTCATTATTGTAGAAAAACAGCATTTGCAAAAAAGTATTTTGATAAATTTAAACAAGGTATTCCATTCGTACAATATGTAGACAATAAATATAAAGAGCTTTGCCCTGAGCATTATGCAAAGCAAAAAGCAATAGCATTAGGTACTAATCCAAACTATGTTATAAAAGATACAAGCTTTACAACAGTAACAGTTAATAAAAACTTTAGAACAGCAGTACATAAAGATTCAGGCGATTTTAGTGATGGGTTTGGTAATTTAATAGTTTATCGTGAAGGCAATTACAACGGTGGATATTTTGTTTTGCCTGAATATGGTGTAGCTGTTGATTTACATAATACAGATATATTATTTGTTGATGTACATAAGTGGCACGCTAACACAAATTTTACAGACTGTTCACCAGATTGGAAGCGAATAAGTTTTGTAATGTATTACAGGGAATACATGTATAACTGTAAAAGCCCTAAAGAAGAATTACAATCAGTTAAACAACAAAAAACAGGCTACTTAACACTATAAAACTATGGACACACTACGAGCAGCAAGATTTGAAAGCCATGTATATAATTACTTTTTAGAAACTCATTCTATAAGTATAAGTCATTATCACTTGTTAGAGGAACAAATAAAAACAGGTGAAAACCGACAAGGTATTGAAATTAAAAATCAACCTAAATATGAGGAAAGTGGGAATTTATATATAAGTGTGAAAAGGGTTTACAGTTATGCGGAATATCCTAGTGGCTTATATAAGGATAAGCATTGGCTATATGTTACTGGTGTTAAAAATACATTTTGGATATTTAGTACTAAACAATTAAAACAATACTACACAACAAACAACCCCCATTTATTAAAAGGATTTACAACCCCTAAAGAAGGGACCGAGTATGGGTTTTTATTAACAAGTAAACAAGCCGATGAACTTTGTATAGAAAAAGTAGATAACCAGTTAACACTATTATGAAAATTCCAAATATATACATAACAAGTAAAGGGAGGTTTGAAAAATGTAAAACTGCTGAAATAATAGAGCCAAAAAATAATGTTTTTATAGTTGTTGAGCCAAAAGAATACAATTTATATAAAAAAAATTATTCAAAACATAATTATTTGGTATTAGATAATAATGATAAAGGGCTAGCTTATTGTAGAAATTACATAAAAAGGCATGCTGAAAAAAATAATGAAAAAATATTATGGTTATTAGATGATGACATAAGTAATTTTTATTTAAGACAAAACACAAAATTAATAAAGCAAAAACCTGAATATATATTATGGAATGCAGTAAAAGAATTTCAAAAATATAATATTTCTTTAGGCTCTTTAGAATATAGACAATTTGCATGGTCAGCTACTAAGGATATAATATTAAATACTTTTTGTGATTGCGTTGTATATATGGATCTAAATAAATTATCTAATATTTATTATAATAATGATTTAAAATTAAAAATAGACAGAGATTTTTGTATAAGAACTATAAAAGATAAAAAAATAACAGGTAGACTTACTACTTATGCTTTTAGTACTCCACCAAATGGAAGTAACAAAGGGGGGTTAAAAGAAATATCTTATGATAAAGATGGCTTAGAAAAAGAAATGTGTTTATATTTAGTAAAATACTGGGGCGAAAATATTTGTAAACATATTGTAAAAAAAGATGGAAGAAATGATTTAAAAATTTATTGGAATAATATAAATAGCAAACAAAAAACATTATTTTGAAACGTGAAAGAAATTACAAAGGAATATTGGTTAATGGCCTTAATAGATTTTGATGATGGTGTAACTATTGAAGAAATGTATAAAACATTAAAACTATACGAAAGAGAAGAAATGTACGAAGCCTGTGCAGGAATATTAAAAGCAATAAAACAAATACAAAATGAAAGAAAACATAAAAAAACTAGTAGAAGCTGAAACTGGTATAGAAGATATATCTACAAGATCAAGAAAACAACATATAGTAGAAGCTAGAATTATATAT